CAATTCCGGTAACAATACCTTTCAGATATCCATTAAAGTTACTAGTAGTTCCGTTACCAACAATAGGTACATTGGTTAGGGTTGCAGTGATTCCATATCCAACTAATGAAGTAGTTGCAACAGAAACGTTTGAAAATTTAGTTTCATCAATTCTTAGGATCTGGTCTCCACCATCATCGATTACACAAACTTGTAGTGAATTTCCGTGCTCTCCGGGATTCTTTGCAGCAAATGCCCAGTTGACGCTATCAGCGTCATAATTAGACAGATAATCGTCGTAATTCTTGATTTTGACGCTTTGAGTAGTTACTGCGAATCCTACCGCAGCATTCTTTAGATTAGTTCCATCTACACGAACTACCTTTGCAGAACCACCATAAGATAGGTAACCTGAAGCACTTGTCCAGTACTCATAATGTAGATTCTCCGCTTTAGGTCGTCCAAAGGTGTTAAGAAGTTCTTGTTCGTTGGAAATGTCAACAACCTCTTCTACAGGTCCTCTAGAAAAGGGTGCAGCAATTGCGCCGACATTTAGTAGAACGTTGTCTGCTCTACCTAACGTTAAGTCAACTTCTCTGACGAGGACGCCTGGAGATAATTGAGGAGTAGCCATTCGTTTTTCTCCTGGTCTCGATATTATTTCTCTAAAAAATATTTATAAAAAGTACCCCTTTCAAGTGATGAAACCATGCATGAACAGTCTACCAATCTGGATATTCCCAATTTAAAACCTTTTTTGGTTTTTTTCTAGTTTTCTTTACCCTATCAATAGTGCACTCTTTACACTCATATGAATATGCTGATGGTTGATATTTGTTCTTTCTTATTCGATAGAATCCATCGATTAGATTTTTAGTCTTACCACTAGATCTACACTTTCTTTCTGAAAGATATAAATGTTCTACCTGGAAACTATCTTCTAAATCCATTACAAGTTATAATCCCACATGTACGACATATCACCATACTCATCAGTGTGCCAACGATCACCTTGATTATCGACAAATGAACCTTGATCACTTACACCATCAACAATGAATCCAAATGGTGCCATATCCTGTTCCACTTGATTTTTTTGTTCGTCGTAAAATCTCTTTCTAATATCTTGATCTGTAATTTCTTTAAAGTACTCTTGCAAAATCAACCAAGCATACATTACAAGACACATTACCAAATCATCATTACAACCTTCTTCTGCCTCAAATGATGCACCTTTTTGAATGAACGTTGTTAACTCTCTGATGATTTCATAATCAACAAATGATATCTTCTGGTCTTCAATTAATGTTTTTAAGTTGAGGCATCCAGTCTTTTTAGTTGCTTTTGACATCTTGACACCAAGTTGCACTTTACTTCCAGAGAATCCTTGCCCAAGAACTTGCCCTGCACGTCCTCTCATAGAAGTCATTAGAACATTGGGGTACTCAAGGTCATAATGTAAACCGGATGCAACCTGATCCCCAATATCATTCACTTCACATAAAACAAATGCATTATTATATAAGTTTGCAACTTCTCTTATTCTTTGTGGGAATAATATTGGTTTAATTTGATTATCTCTATATTTTGCAATTAACTTATGTGGGAACTGTGTTACATCGAAAACTAAAAATGCAGAATAATCTTTTTCTACACCTCTGGCAACGTCCACAGTCATTACATAGTTGTGATCTTTTTGTGGATATTCATATACATCCAAACCAGCATTACTGTTTAGTGGATTTTCATATGCAAGATTTCTTAGAACAGATGGTCTGATTAGAGTATCAACAGATCCAAGGAATTCACATTCAAACTCCACTCGAAACTGTTGTTCTGAGGTGTTCTTAATAGTTTGTTCTTTCCACTCTTCATCTCTACCAGGAACTTCTGACCAATGAACCTCTGTAGGAATATATTCATTGGCATTCTTTTCGGAATCATGCCAAATCTTATAAAAGTGGTTCATACCGTGAGGTGTACTCACGATGATAACCTTGGTATTTTTACCAGAAGAAATGGTAGGATAAACAGAAGAAAAGAACTGCTCTGCAATATGGTTTGGAATGAACGCAAACTCATCGAGGAAGATGATGTTATACGATCCACCACGAACAGCAGATGCTGACGTTGATGCAGCAATAATCTTAGAACCATTCTCAAGTTCTAGTGATGCCTTGTTCCATGTCAAGACACCCTGTTGCAACCACTTGGGTAGATTTTCATATGCGGTCTGTAAACGATCGAGTAGATCTCTAGCAGTTGATGCTTTGTTAGCAAGAATCGCTACGTTTACATTATCATTAAAAATTAGATAATATAAAAGATAAGATACAACAATCGTGGACTTACCAGACTGTCGAGGTAATTTACATACATTAAATCGATGATCATGAAACCTTTTGATCATCTTCTCCTGGAAATTATATGGTTTGAACTTCTGCAAACCATAATCCAGGGTAACAATATTGATATAATTTTTAGCGAAGTATAGTGGATCTTCACTACACTTCATTATTTCCGTTACTTGTTCTTCTGTAAATTCAATGGCAGTATTCGCTTTTTTAAGAAGCGGATTGCCAAGATAATGATCACTACTCATAAAAAATATTAACCTTGATATACTACCGATGTTGCATATACATCCGATGCAGAAGAATAAATCAAATCCGTTCTTTCTTTATGAACTATGATTGGATCTTTCCCTGCCATATGTATGCTTCCATAGGTAACTCCAGCGCCAGTTCTAACTTCAACTAGGCGATCTGAAGAGTGACTATGTTGGAGCATGACATATTCAGCACCAATACTCCCATTAGTTGCTGATGCTGGAATTGAAGATCCAGAACCAGCATTAACAGTGGTGGATTCTCCTAAAATTTTTATTACATACATGGATTAGCACTTCCAACGACGACGGGCTTTACATACGGGTTTATCTGGAGTCTTAGAGCAATCAATGTTGTGCATATCTTGCTGACCCTTAGAGCGAGCGCAGAATGACTTACGGCGCTTTGCATCCTTGCTTCCTTTCTTGACTTTTCCAGTTACGGCAGTCTTTAGTTTGGAACCAGGATTTTCACGACGGTATGCAGCAACTGCTTTTTTGCTCATGCCGTCAGTCTTATCACCTTTATTTACCTTTTGCCAATCTTCATTTTGCTTTTCTTCTCCAATATTTCCATTGTTCAGAAGATAATTCTTGGAGTGTGAATTTACAACCTGCATGATTGGTTGTCCTACACCACTTTTGGTAATTCTGTAAGACATAAGTCTTGAACCAGGATACACCTTCTGAATTTCAGATTCAACCTCTTCTCTAGTTGGCATAGAAGGTTGTGGGAAGAACATAGTCATTTGATATGACCTACCTTTCCAAGCAGCAACAACCATTAGAAGATTGCCATTATCTGCTTCTAATCTCACTCTTTCGTCGATAGTGACTTCTTCTTTCGCTAAGTCACCAAATCTTTCGCGATGCTTTCTCAATGGCATTGATTTATCACGAAATTCTTTAGGAGATTCATAACCAGTTGGTTTAGAACCATCTTTAGTTGAAGATCTTCTACCTAATGTCTTTCTCTCGGAAGATTGTCCTAGTTTGGTTTTGTCTTTATATTGAGTGCCGAGTTTTTCATCAATCTCAATAGATTCATTGCTTTTTTCTTTTTTATCAAATAGAGGTTTGCCATCTTTACCCTTTAAAGTATAGACACCTTTCTTATTTCCCCCATTGAATGGTTTGGCATAAGCATATCCAGCATCAGTTTCTTTGCCACCATGAGATGCAAAACGATTCTCATCTAGTTCACTGAGGATCTTATCTACTAGTCTTTCTTCTTGTCTGATATTGGGTAATTGTACTTTTGCCTTTGTAGACATTTTTCTCTTTGCAACTTCAGCAGTTGCTTCATCACCAGTATCTTGCGCTCTCTGAGTAATCTTCTCAGAACGCTGTACAGATCTAAACTTATCCTTATCTACATCCATAGATGGGGATGATTCAGATACGAGTGGGTCCGCCTTAATTAAGTCAATAAACTCGTAGGCAGCATTGCCAAACATGTCTTCAATCTTAACAGTCATCTATTTAGATACTATACCCTATTCTTTATTTATTCGTTGTCTTTTTTCTGTTGTTTTAGTAACTTAGACAACTCTGAAGTTGTTCCTAAGAACACAGCATTATTAGTAACATTAGTCGTGTTGTTAGTTACACTTTCTGCTTCAATATCTTTCATCTTTTTCTGAAGATCAATTAATTTATCAGCAGCATCTGATACACTTTTAATTAACTGTCCTGCAACTTCATATGCTCTTGCAGACTCAGTTTCTTGTGCTAATTCAAGAACACCATTCAATGCTTCTTGACCTTTTTCTACGATAGAGTAAAAGTTACCTCTGGCATATTCATAATCTTTAGTTGTATCGTTTTTCTTTGGTTTCTTTTCTAATTCTTTTTTATTTGCAACTAACTTCTCATCAACATATGGTACAGGAGTGATGTCAACTACTTCATCATCATCTGGACCAGTGTTGAATGTTTCATTCAACTTATCAAATTTATCACTCATCAGATAAACTCCGAATCGAATCCAAACTCGTCTCCAGGTTCAATGAGTGCATTATCTGCTTCAACAACTAACTGAACTCCAGTTCCACTTACGTGATTCGTAATAGTTGTATTTGCATAACCTCTTACAACTTTCACTTCATTGCCATCAACTGATTCAACTAACATAGACTCATTACTTACAGTAATGATATTCTTTTCTACAATTCCACTTGCACTAGCAAGAGTGATTTCCACTTCATCATCAGATACATTTTCTGCCAAAGTAGTTACCTGGTTATCTGTATAACTCTTCGTAGCGGTAGGTAATACTTTGTAAGTAACATCTCTTTCATATCTCTTTGGAGTTCCCGCAAGATATTCAACAGATGCTTTCTTGATGATGTTCTTGGAAGCGTCGGTAACTGGACCAAACAAATACGTCTTTGCAGTAAAACTAACTGTATAGACAAGAGATCTTCTCTTACTGAAATCTCCCTCATAATCATCACTCATTTTGATATCGTTGATGATAATTGGAATATCTCTCTTCTCTCCTAATTCTTTTACTAAATCTACAGTTAATGAATACTCTGGTTGGAAATATGGTAAAATCTGCTCAATAATTTGGAGCATATCATCATTAATTTTAGTATAGATGCTCAGTTCAAAATTCATATTATAAGGAACTGGCATATATGTTTCCTTAATTTTATTATCATCTTTATCCACTGCCTGGAAAGTTTGAGTTGTTGTCAACTTTCTCTGTGGATCATAGGTGATTCCATTGAATTCAAAAGACATTCTAGGAAGTTGAATTTCAATAGGTCTATTCAGATCTGCCTGTTGATTCAGTCTTGCTAGAAACTTTTGAGTAGGTCCATATGCGATGGGCACCTTAACAGTTGAAAAGGTGTTATCATTATCATCCTTTTTTTCAATAGTGATATTATTGAATAATGTACCAAAACTAATGATAGATTTTCTTAATATCTGGTGATAAAAATAAGTAAACATTTTCTTTCACTATGATGGTATTATTTAGACTTGTCCAAATGGATTAGATTCACTAAAGTCTAGAAATGAATCTGCTTCCAATTCAATGTTGGTATTGTCTGCAAATGCATCATCTGGATCATCTGTTCCAACAATTCGGATTTCATATTGTGCAGACGATGCAGCACCTACGACAGTTTCACCAACAACGAACGTTCCTGCAATATTTCCAATCTCTAAGTTTGTAGTAGTTGCATTCCAGGACTTGACTCTCGCTGTTGCACCACTTGTTTGTCCAGTAACTACTTCGTTGTGTGCAAATGTTCCTATGCCAACACTAGATGGATTTGAGATAGTGATAGTTGGAGAGGTTGTATATCCAACTCCAGCATCCACAATATTTATTCTACTTACCTGCCCCGCCTCATTTAATTCTGCTTCACCAACAGCAGTCACTGGAGTCGGGAGAGGAAAATATCCAGATCCAGATGCAACAATGCTAATGCTTTGTATTACACTATTAGCAATAACTGGATAAAAAGATCCAGCAATACCTGGAGTTGTTGTATTTTCTATATTGATTACTGGTGGATCGGTAGATGCATATCCTGTTCCCCCATTGAGGACTTCAATTGAAGTAAC